TTAGCGGCTACCCACGGTACTGCGACGCCTGTTGCCATTCCTGTCAATGCCCCTGCTGTTGGGCTGTCGCTCGATTCTGCGCCTGCTACACCACCAATTCCGCCTGTTAATAACTGCATGTACATCATCTGCTGTGCCGTACCTGAAGTATTCGCCATTTTGCTAACGTCTTTCAATGCCGCACTGACTCTGGTTAAGTCGTTTATGGACTTTTCCAAACCGATATACTGCTTACCGCTGAATAATGTTTTTTTGGCCGAGCTGCTTAATTTATTGAAATTAGTCAAAAATGTTGCTGGTGAAAACAAATCGCCAGAAACATCTTGAACACCAGGGTTAGCCCTACCCATTTCTTTAATCTGGTTTGCTACGACTGAATCCCATTCCGCTTTCGGTATGCTCTTTTTAATAGCGCGTAATTTCTGTGATCCTGATTTAGAACCGTTCATAGCGGCTTGGAATATGTCCTGGCTTAGTTTCTTATTAACCACCGGGTTAAGAACGTCGTCTATTCTCGATCTGCCAGCACTCCAAAACTTTGAGGCTCTTTCTGCCGCTCTTAGCGCACCTTCACCGGCTTCTGCTGCTGCTAGAGTCATATCATCAGACAATGCCCCGTATAGCTGCTTAATGTCTCCCTGTGCCACATCACCGATTAAATTCCTGTCGTCTAACGCTGCGCCCATCTTAGTCCGTAATGACTTCAATGTTTGGTAAGACATACCGCCTTTTTTAACTGATATTTCATAAGCGTTTTTCAACTGCTTTAATAATGGCGCTGTTAATATATCGGCATACTCTGGATCATCTGCAAATTGCTTTGATATTTTATTCAACTGTGCGCCGAAATTATTAGCCTGCACTTTTGTTCCCAATGGAATGAATGAGTCAACCTTGTCATATAAAACACCGGCCTTGCTACTAAACTGCTTAACAAATGTTTTAACGCCTCTTTTAATCTCTGCGCTTGAGGCTTCTCTGCCCTCAATAGGTGAAACGCCTCTAGCCAGGTCGTCGGCATATTTACCCATATCGTCAATCAGTTTGCCGTACTCTTTCCCAATCACGTCCGCGCTGGCCGGTAGCTTGGATAGCGCTTGTTCGATCCCTTGAATAGTAGGACTTCCAGTCACCGCTCCGGCTGTAGGCTTTACACCCATTCGATTAAACGCCTTGTATATTTCATCGCTCGAAGCGCGAGCTAGTTTAGCGCCACCTGATAAGCCTTTTTTAACACCTAATTCGAGTAACTCACCAGATCTAACACCAATAGCGTTAGCGAGTACATCCGTCCCTATTTCTGCGGTTTTTTCAAGGTAATTTCTGGTATCAACATTAGGTAAAAATAAATCAGCGGCAAGATCGAAAGCCTGACCTCCTATCGCTGCACCACCACCGTAAGCTAACGGGACTGTAACGAACTCTTCAGGCGCTGCGATTTGCGGCCCCATTTGTCCCGCTGCCAATGCCGTTAGTCCGCCGATTGACCCGCCAACGAACTCAAATATCATTCTGGCGCTCTCTGATACGTCACCCGCGTCTAATCCCGATGGGTTGTAAAGTGTTTTATTACCTGTGTCTGGGTCGGTGAATACAAAATTATCTTCACCCCATGGCGTAGCGTCTGGGTAGTATTGCTGCAATGTTGCAAGCTTATCATCCATTTTCTTTGACGCGCCAACAGCCGTTCTAACCCGCAAAGGCGCGCCCCTTTCTTGATCTATTTCAGGGATTGCACCGAACTGCGAAGGGTCAGCCGTTGATTCAGTAGCGCCAAACTGTGAAGGGTCTATCATAGTCCTGCCGCTTCTTTATACGCTTGTAACTGGTCTAAGCTCTGGAATGTCCATGTTTTACCACCAACCTTTACCGTTAGGTTTGATTCGTTAATAACAGGCTTCTGTTCTGATGGTGGCTTCTCGCCCTCGCTTTTTTTGAACTGCATACCTGATGCTGTTTTCATTGCTTCTTGGGCTGTTTTGCGAGCCTCCTTTTTTTGGTTTATAACGCCTTGGCTGTCACCAATTTGAGGAAAGTATATTTCATACTCTTTATCCATTTCTTCCTTAGCGATAACCGCGCCTGACTCCCTTCTCAGTTTTGACCTGATCCAGTCATCAGCGGCCTGACGGTATTTTTGCATAGGCTCGCTTGCCGTGATATTCGTCATACCCTTAAATCTTTCCCAAAGTCCCGCTGAATCGAACCCTTCGAGTTTGTCTATAGTGTCCTCAACAGATACCATTCTAGTGTAATAGCCATAAGATAATTTTTCGTCTGCCGTTGTTTTTATCTCTTTTTCAGTCCCTTTAATTACTTCGACATCATTTTTAACAGATTTTTTTATGTTTGACGTTTGTTCGCTTTCCGTGCGGTTGTCGCCCGGCGCTTTGAATATGCTGGGTAATTCAGGGCGTAACAATATATCACCAGTAGGCGTTCTAACTACCTTTGGTTCTGTCGCCATTTGATAAGCTCTGGCATATTCCGGCGTATTTCTAAATGATGGGTCTTGCGCACCCTGGACAAGAAAATTAGATACTTGTTGATCCATGCCTGTACCTTCATATGCCCCACCCTGCTCCTGTGCCGACATTTTCTTAATCATGTCAAAATCTTCAGGGTCAAATTTACCATCTGCTAATTGAGGATGATTCTGACCTAGTTCTGGGTATTTTTTCAGCAAGTGATCAAACATTGGTTGAGCGTATGAAACAGCTTCTTCGTAAGTATTGAACTTACTGATATTAACAGCCATATCTTTTATGTCGTTGTTAACTTCAGTCGATATTTTACGCTGCCTATCCTGGCCTTGTATCTGCTTTTGCTGTTCAGACTCTTTACGTTTCGCTAGTTCTTGCTGTATCAGGACGCCTATTTGTGGATTTATTTGCATAAGCTGTTCCATCGCTTGAGGATCGCCCATGTAAGCGCTGCCAGCCAACTTATTTGTTGATTCTTGCGCTCGCCGTGCTTCACCCTGTCGAAAACCACCGACCATAGTCCTGACTGAATCCGCTAAATATGGAGTGTATTGAGTAGCCATTATAAGAAAGACCCCACCAATTCAACCCATGCTAATGCTCTATCCGCATCAGCCGCCTGACTAGCATTTTTTGTTTGCTGCTTGATCTGCTCTAACTGTACATCAAGCCCTTGTGATTGAATGTCTTGGCTTCCCATAGCAATACCTTGATTCAACCCAAAGGATGCCATGTTGGTGGCTGTTTGTGGGCTTGCCATGCTATTTAAAATATTCATGTAGTTGTCGTAATATTTGCTCTGTACGGCCCCAGAAGCCTCGCCAGCCGCTTCAAATCTTCGACCTGAGTACGCGCCGCCAGCGTTTGCAAACGACTGACTAACGCCCTCTCTGGTCTCTCTGAGGTTTTCTTTATACCCCGGCGTGTTCATATAAGCCGTGCCGCCCTCACCTGGAGCCAAACCCATTTCAATATTTAACTGATTCAAGGCATTGCCAGAGCTTTCAAGATAAGGGTTTAAATATCCTTGGGCGGCTTCATACCGCTCTTGATTCAATAAGTAAGCTCTGTCTTCTGGTGATAGATTTGGATTGCTGGATGGTGGGGTACGAATGCCACCGATATTATTAATGCCCGTGCCGCCTTCACCGCCGCCGCGTTCACCATTACCAACCGGGTTGCCTTGCGCGTCCACGCCTATCATTTCACCGTTCGGCCCAGTCTGAAAGCCAACTGGTTGACTTCCTGACGGTAGCCCACCGGCCATTATACCACCAGCGACCATGCCGGGTAATCCGAGTGGCGCGCCTTGTAATGCACCTTTGATGATACCACCCCATCCAACCGGGCCTGTATCGAGGCCATAAGCTGGGTTATTCATCGTCAATCCGTTAAGGTCGCCGCCTCTGCCATCGCCGCCGATGCCGGACTCGTTACCTCCGATACCTTCTGGACTGCCCCCCGGCGTTTCTGAACCAAATGACATTATATGCTCACCTCTGGGTATATGTGCGCCCCGTAATATTGAACCCCTACAGGGGCAGTTACTATTAATTCTAGTGCAAAGTCTTTATTTCTTACAACTCTACCAAAAGACCGCAATGGTACACGCTTGGAATGCTCGCCAAAGTTACCCAAAGAAATATATTCTTTGGTTTTATAATTAATTCCGTCTTTCGTATACCTGACAATCATTTTCGGCTCTTGATCCGGGTCTAGTGTAGCGTCGGTTGTTTGAGCTACTTCCATATCAATTTCAATTAACGGAATTGTAACATTTTTATCCCATGACATCGCCGGAGTCCTTAGAGTGGTTCTTAGTATCTCGCCGTTCTCTGTTCTACTAGAAGGGTCAAGAGTCCACAACTTACCATCGATACCATCGCTGCATATTATCTTAGCACCGAACTTTTTAGCGCCGTTTACCCGCCAATAGCCTAACCCTTCGGATTCGCGTCGGTGAGACAAGCCTGAATTCAAATCAAATCCCCATGTATAACCTTCAGTCGGGAATGTGATGTAATAAATCGAATGGACAGGCCCATCGACAAGAAAAGCATAAGCATCATCGATAGTGGTAAACCCCGGGTAAGTCGGTGTCCCGTTGCCTTTAACTTTTAGATCGAACTCTAAATCTGATATTTTTGTTAATTGCGATCCTTGAGCAAGTCGGATTGTTCTATCATCAGCAAGAAATGCAAAAGACTCATTAACCTCAGCCAATGTATCTCTAACCAATATCCCCCATTCCTTGGACGCGCCCTGGACTTTCCTCAAAGGCAAAGTAGTATCTGTGATTGACTGCCAATATTCGGAATGTTCCGCGCCTAGAATCCACAGAGCTGATTTTTTTGAAATAACCGCTTCTGCTGTATCTGGCGACTCTTCAGCACTGGCGAAAGTTAAAGCGTCGTAACTTGTCCCGTCTGAAATATCTGATCCGAAAAACTCCGCTGTATCGTCTCGCGTTAACCAAAATCTTTCATTTAAAACTGTAACCGATGAACTAGAGAAAAAATCAGGGTCTGTGATAGAAACAAATCCTGTCACTACGCTGTAAATAAAACCACCACCTGAGCCGTTTAATATAAGTATTTGAGAATCACCGGGGATAGCATTCGCGGCCATTTTGCACCGGCCTGTGCCACCTACCACGCCGATTGTGTTTACTGTCCCGTCACTTTCAACCTGATAAAGAGTTGACCCACCTACTACATAAATAAACCCACCATTAACCAATAGATCGGATCGGCAAGGGCCGAGTGGGAGCGTTGCAAACGATGTTAAGCCATCAGCTCTACGGACTGTACGATAATCACCTTTGTCACCTTCAGGGATTAAATTAATAACAGTCGCCCGACTCTTTTTTGAATCGTAGTCTTTAGCCGTTCCGCCTAGTGGCATTCTAGCCATATCGTTTCATCTTCATTTTGATTGGATAAACCGCGCTATCGAATGAAAGCATGTCATTCTTTAACTGCTCCGCAATGCCTATCACCATAGAAGCTAATTGAGGGCTTGCGCCGAACTTGGGAATTAACCTCACCGCCACCGCATATACAAAAGCCTGTTGTGCATAATCGGGGATATCGGCTGTTTCAGTACCGTTCACCATAATTTGCAGTTTGCGCTCATAAGTAAAATTTATAACTGGCACCGATGAACTTGGCGCGTTCCATAAATACATTGTTCCAGAAGTCTGACCACCAACGTCCTGCCGCGAGTAGTGCGCCTGGATAGGTGTTCCGGTCTGGGTTTTATTAGGGAGGTTGAAATAATCCTCTCTTGAAGCGAAG